TTTTTTATATCATACACGACATGAGATTTAGCTCAAACTTGCCAACTCTTCGCGTAATTTTGTTTTTTCATCAATAACTGCCTGTAGGGATGCATGGGGTTTAATTTCCAACTTCTTAAAAATCTCCTCCTGTGCGCGGTTTATGCTTTTATCCAAAATAACAAGCCTATCCAATATCTCCAACCGCCGCACCTCCCCAGCATCAAAGTCAACGGTTGCCCCCCCATCAGGTAGGTCAACTATTTTCTTAACCCCATTCTCAATAATTCTCATTTTAGCCATTAGAGTATCTTCCATCTTTCATCGTAACTTTTGCGGTAACCATAAAGCGTAAAACTTCCGTTTGTTATTGTGCCTGCAAATACGCCAACATTGATGGCGTTAATGTGGCCAGCAATACCAGCAACCTTGTGCGCTGTTGATGGCGTGGAGCTGTTACCGCTAGAATAAACAAAATCAAAAACACTCCGTATGCCGTTGTTTGGTTGTGAAAAGTTTGCTGTCAGCCTTGCCCTTGGCGAACCACTAGACGGGACGCTTGTTGCACAGCCTGTAGAAACGCTTGTTGAACCTCCGGTACCACCAACTTTCACAGTACCCCCAATAGTTGCTACAAAGTGAGCGTTTCCTACAGTTGTCAGGCCGTAGTCAGATGAAACTTGTAAATATAGCGTCGTGGAGCTTGACGAGGTAATTCCAGTAAGCTGCAAGCAAAAAGAATCATGTTCATCAGACATAACGCCTATCATTGATGCGGCAAGTGGGGCAGATACGTGTAGTTCATCAATAACATCAACGTTGGTGTGCTTTTTATGCTCGGCATCGTCCATGGCAGAAGTAAATACAAAGTTGCTGCTGCTGTCATTATAGGCTACACCGACGCAGCGCCACGACTGGTGGGGGTGGTAGTAGCCCTTTAGCGTCTGCTGTTTTTGGTATGGCGGCGTTGTGGATATTTTTGAGTCGCCGTTTTCGGTGACATACAAATAATAAAGCGTGCTCGATGCCTCGGTTAATCCAGCCTCAAGGTCTGTGGTTATATCCCATACCATGCTGGTCACATAATTTAAAGTATTGGCAAAAACAGAGAGCGTGCCAACTTCGTTTTTTGTTTTAATTTGGGTGGACGACATCCCCTCAAGCTCCAAAAACATGGTGTCAGCATAAGCCTTGGCATAGTCTGCTGAACGTGCACCAACGCAACCAGTGCCATCACATACGGCATACCCAACCAACACCCGATTTATCTGCTCGAAGTCGCTGCCGTTGTACCGCTTCCATGTGTTGGCCTCCACATCAAACCAGTAATCATTAAGGGCTGGCGATGCCGGCTCGGTATGGGAAACAATCGGCGACACATCCGTAAAGGTGACCGTTGTGCCGTTATTCTCTGCAAAAATCCAGTTGGTGGCCATAAGCGTCAGGGTATCGTTGTCGGCCAAAGTCTCCCGCGTCGGCTCAGTACCGGTGCTGTCTAAATAAAAGCCGCGCGAGCATTGCACAATTTCGGTTGCCGATTTAATAAAGCCATAAAAAATCTCGCCACTAGGTGCGGCAAAAGACGCGAATTGCCCAACGCGGTCGGTTATCTCACTACCTGCAGCGTCAACATTTATTGTAAGCGTGCCCTCGCCGTGGCGAATTGTCCAATGCTGGTCAGATAGGCCGGTATCATTGATTAGGCATGTATTGTTGGTGCTGGGGGCGGTGGTGAGGCTTGCAACCGCAATATCGGTATTGATAACCGTTCCCTGCCCGTCAACATTAAAGCTAAGGGCGGTGGTAGCGCCTAAAACGGTGACCGTTGCCGCAGTACCGTCAGCCCGCAAAAAGTCAGGCTGGCCGCTTGTGGTGCGCGTGGCGGAGCTAATCACGCCATTATCCGCGCCCGTTCCTAAGTTGCCAAAATCAATAAGCGTGCCGCCTACAAAAAGAGAGCCTACATGCGCCTCACCCCATGGCAAGGCTTGCGTTCCTAACTTCTGGTTAGAGGCGGCGGCCGATGTAGCCCCGACCTTTTTGCGGCCAGTAAAATCCCCAGCAAGGGCGGTGTGAATCTCATTCCAGTCGGCGGCAACAATGTCGTGCGGGTCTGTCTTATCAATTAGAGAGTTAGTACCCATGCTATGCCCATCCTTCGCTTGTTAAATTTCCAACTTGGCGCAGCTTCAGCTTCGTTACCATCTGCCGAGGTCGCTCCTCAATACCCACAACCTTAAAAATCTGCTCCGGGCGAATGCGGATATTGCCCGTGGCGTAATTTGTAACGGCGCTGCCGGTGGTTGCTGTTCCGGTCAGGGTAAGTAATTCTTGCCCCGGCGGTGGCCGTTTCATGTAATCAAAGTCTACCCGCACCTTGTGCATCAGGTCAACCTGCACCGCATCGATGGAGGCAACCTCAATTTCTAACTCTGGCTTAGGTACGGCAAACTCGGCCAGCAGGGCGTCGCCTATCTCCTCCTCCGTCTCCTTTGTGGTGATAAAGCTAAGGTCAAAGGACTTCTCCCGCACGCCATACTCAACCGCCCAGCCATCGTTGGTGCGGATCGTCTCATTAACCTTAATTGAATTAAATCCGCGCTGCGTGCCGTTGTTGTAATTGCTGATATTAAGGATGTTATCCCGCCCCTCTACGTTGTCGTTGCCGTAAAAGTAGTGGGTAGTGTCACGCTCCTTGCGGGGGGTAACAACAATGTCGTCATTCTCGTCAATGAAAAGAATTGAGTTACTGGCAAGCAGCAGATCATCAAGCGCCCCCTTAATAATTGACTGGTCAAATACTGACGCATCGTCAATTGTGCCGTTGTAGCCCAGCTCAATATCGGCGGCATCGAACCCCAAAATACTTGTTACGGCCGGAACGTTGAGGATTGTTTCAATTGCAGCTTGGAAAGTGAAGCCGTTTGATATTGCACCGCCGGCCACGTTGTTTTTGCGGAAGATACTATCAAGGCTCAATACACGGATGCTGGCCTCGCCTTTGCCGTAATCCTGCTTGGTGGCGTCGTCGTTAATAAGCCCCTTAAACCGGCTATATACAACGCCATCGCTGTTGATAATCTTAATTTCCACCTTAGTCAGGTCACGCCGGTACGGGAACATGCTCCGCCAGTCGCTGCTATCGTTGAACCGGCCATCATAATTTATACACTTCAGGGTGATGTCGCCAAACACATACACGCCAATGTCAAAGTCGCCAAAATCAATCTGGCGTTTTAGCGTGCCAAGGCCGCCGCTTTTAATCAGATCAGACACGTCGACGTCTTGGGTAACCTCCACGGTGTCGCCATAAACCCCGTCCTCCACCAGCGGGGTCATGTAGACGCGGATTAGGGTTGGCTCGGCCATTAAACAACCTCCTCCATGCGAATATCTTTTTCAGCGCCGAGGACGTAAATGTTGTCCTTAAAGCCGGAGGGCATGTTCCCCCGCGTCTGCATCTGGTAGACGTCACCAATGCGCCAGCCCTTCTGGGATACTTTGAAGTGGCTCACATTGCCGCCGCATGGGTACACCAAAAACGGGATGTCGCGGTCGAACAGCTTTTCAACCAGCTCAATATCGCCCTGTTCCGGGTACGAGCGCATCCGCAGGCGCAGGGAAGCTGTCTCCACCAGCTTACTAATCACGGAGCGGCCTGTGATGGCTTGTGAGCGCTGCTCGTTCCTATCCAGCACAATCCCCTCGGACAGGTCGGGGAAGCCCACAAACGTGCCAATGGCGGCGGTAGGGAGTACAGCAACGCAAGCCTTCTCTTCGTCAGCCGTCTGGGTCTTGGTGGCGGTGATAACAATTTCGGTCACCGAGGTGGCGTCAAACTCGTAATATGCCGCCTTGCCCGTAAAGGCCGTTTCAGCAATCCCGCCAGCCAACTCCCCGCTAATGCCCGTGACGTTGGTAAAATCGGCCGCCCCCTGCTTTTTAACCGTAAACTCCTTGAAGTTTATGCCCAGCAAAAAGAGGGAGGACACCGTCTTTGCCGAGGGTAGCGTGATGGTAATGGTTTCGGTGGTGGTGTCGTCGCTGCCAGAGGACGTCCAGCCGATGTATCTATTCATCGTCAGCATATACTTAGCTGCAGCCGTGTTGCTGCTGGCGGTGGCCGTAGCGCCATTTTTTAGCAGAGCCATGCTCGGCTCTAAAAACTTCATTTGCCCATCAAAAGCCATTAGGTAACCCCCAGAATTGTGTTTTCTCTTTGCCGCGCTGTAATAATTTGAGCGGCGTCGTCGGTAATGTCAATCTCAACTTGAACAGATCCGCCGGCGGCCGCACCACCCCCACCTCCACCAGCGCCAAATACCTGTGCAAAATTAGGAACGAGAGATTTAGGCACAACCAGCTCGCCCGGCTCTAACAGCATGTGTTGGCTGTCGCCCGTACCTGAACCACCAACAATACCGCCCTGCCGAGCTTTACTGATTTGGCTAACGCGGCCAAGGCCGGCGGCAACAGCTGCTGCAGCCATAGCATAGGCCAAAGGCGGATTTGATTTAGAATAAACAGCAAACTGTGACTGTGCGGCGGCGTATGTGCTGCGAATAGTCTCCGCAATTTGAAAAGCTTTAGTAATCGCGCTTTGCTCACCTAAAAATGCAGAGGTTGCGCTGATTGAATCGTTGTAAAATTTATCTGTGGCTTGCTGTTCCTGCTTTTGTCTGCGTAATTCGTCTTGTTTGGCTTTGTCTGCTTCCGCTTTTCGCATCGCCTGGACTTTTTTCTCAAACTCCTCATAGGTGGATAGCTTAATACCAAGGTGCTGGCGCAACGCCTCCAGCTCTGCTTCGTTAAGCTCGGTCTCCGTTTCAGCCTGAATTTGTGCGCGGATAGCGTTAAATTCGTCCTCTTTCTCGGCGGCCTCAATTTTAGCCTCTTCCTCCTGCTCTAACTTACGTTGCAGATCCTCGGCGGCTTTTTGCGATGCCTCCTGCCGGCGGGTTGTTTCCTCTTCGTCGCGGATACGCTTGGCCTCGGCCTCACGCGCTGCCGCTTCCTCTTCCAAACGAGCCTGCTCCTCAAGGTGGGCTTTTTGCGCTGCTATCTCTGCTTTATATCTGTCTGGGGTGGTGCTAAACCCATCTGTACCAGCCTCGCTGCCGTCACTTTTAACGATGCCAGCTTCCCCCTTATCCTCTGGCCGCGTAAAGTCAGCCCCGATGCCGTCTTTACCCTGCAGGCTGCGGACGCCTTTATAGGCAGCAACACCAACAGAGCCAATGGCAACGGCCGCAGCCCCAATGGGAGAGGTTACAGCTGCCCACATAAGAAGGGCGGCCGAGCGGACAGCCACCATGGCTGTGCGTAAACTTAAAAGCGCGACGCTCACGGTGGCCAGCGCAGTAACGGCGGCAGCGGCGGCAGCCCCATATTTCAACAAATCTGCAATAAACTTCGTGTTTTCATCGCTAAGATTGGCCAGCTTCATCGTAAACTCTTCAACACGGCCGAGAACATTACCGACGGCGGGGGCAAGCTGCTCCCCTAGCTTGGTGGCAAACGCCTGTGTCTGGCGTGCAATGCGCTCAAACTGCTTGTTTTGGTCTTCTGTTTTTACCTTTAGCGCCTGCAGGAACGTTTCGGTTACGCTGGCCTTGTTGCCTAGCTCTCCAAGCGTAGATGAAAAATTATCAGCTTGGTTACCGGTAAGGGCAAAGGCGATTTTTTGCGCCTCTACAGAGCCAAACAGGCGCTCCACGCTTTGCTGGGTGAACCCATTAGCCTCGGTCAGGTTGTTTAGAAAGCCCTCAAGCCCCTGCGCCCGGAGCGCGGTGGTATTAAACTCAATGCCAAGGCGTGCAGCCTCCTCTTGCGCCTCTTTGGTAGGTTTAGAAATACCGGCAAAGATAGCAGCGAGGCCAGTATATGCGCTATTGGTGCGGATACCGGCGGTGGTCGCAGCAGATACTGCAGCCAGCAATTCGTCGAGAGATACGCCAAATGCGGCGGCGCTCGATGCCACCAAACCAAAACCAGAGGCCAGCTCCTCCACAGTCGTTTTACCGAACTTCTGGGCGATAAAGAATTTTTGCGATACTTCCTCTGCCTGGTCGGCGTCGAGGCTGTAAGCGTTCAGGGCGCTGGTTAAGCCGTCAACGGCCACGGCTGTATCGGTAGCACCGGCAATAGCGAGGTCGGTCGCTGCCTTAAGGGCAGATATGGCTTTCTCTGCAGGTACGCCCGCGGAGATAATATCAAACAGACCTTTGTTGAGTTTGTCGAAGCTCTCCCCGCTTGAGGCGCCAAGTTTAATCACCCCGTCCTGCAGGTCTTTTACGCCTTGCTTAAAGGTCTTGGTTTTGAAGCTGGACTTATCCAGCAGCGTAACAACGTCGCTGAACTTAGATTGGAAGTCACCAAACGCCTTACTGGCCGCGCCGATACCTGCAGACAAGGCGGCAAAGGCAATCGCGCCATTTTTGGCGACAGTACTTAAACCCTTCTGCAGGGTTTCGGTTTCTTTTTTTACCGACTTCAGCTCCTCCTTAAACTGGTCGGAGGTAGCGCCAATCTTAATGATTAAGTCATTTGCCATTTTTACCCTGTGCCTTTTCCATTGCCGCCTGAAGGGCTGCGTTTATCTTGGCCTCTTGCGTTTCGCTCAGGGGTTTGGCCGTCACTATTTTGTGTTTATGCTTCGCTTTTTTGCTGCCCTGCAATAGCGCCTGATCTACCAGACTATTGTAACGCATCAAACTCACCTCCTCCAACAGGGCGTTTGCCTGCCGCATGGTGAGGTCGAGTATCTGGTTTAATCCCCAGCCGTATGCCGACGCCAAGGTGTTAACCAACGGGGCAACGTCAGTTTCCGTGACTTTTTCTGTTTTTCGGCTGGGATCAGCTTTTTTAGGATGTCCTCCTCCTCGAGCACAGTAGATACGCCACGCGCTTCCATCAGCGCCATATACATGGCCTGCTGCGCCTCCGTACCCTGAAGGCAAGCCAAAAGCCGGTGGTGGCCGTCTAGCTCGTCCTGCACGAACTTCCCTTCGCTATCCTCAATCTTAATATTTTCACGCAAAAAGCGCTTATCTTCTGCAACAAGCTGGTTATATACAAGCCGCCCGATTGTCTCGGTATCTTGGAGCGCCAGCTTTTTGGTCATCTCCTCGGTTGTAAAATTATTCTGTATCCAAGCATCATCGCGTAAATTAAAAGGGCGCAACCGGAAGGTATAATTTGCCTTCCGGTCAGCGCCATGTATTTCCACGGTGAATTTAGCATCCTTGGGGTGTAGGTCAGTCAAATTCAGGTGTGCCATGTCAATATCCCTTATGCGACAGCGTCGACGTTGGTGATACTGAACACGCCATTCCGGCCGGTGTCCTTGCGGAGCTTCATGGTAATTTCAGCTTCGCTAAACTCCTTCTCGGTGAAGTTAATCGGCATACCGACACCTTTGGCGCGGTAGCAGTCAACGATAAACATCTCGCCTGTTCCACGTTTCTGGGCAGCAATAAGCAAGCCAACTTCTTTATACGTTTCGGAGTTTGAGCCAATAACCACCTCGCTTGAGCCGGTGTTTTTAGCGCGGAGGCTAAATACGGCTGTATCGCCAGCGGTCAAAGCAATCGTGCCAGAACCACCAGTCAGCTCAACGCCGAGGTTGGGGATTGTGACAGCGGTAGACGCCGTGATTGTCAAAGCAGAAGCGGTGATTTTCAAATCATCGTCTGCAAAGTCGAGGTCAGTACCTTGGTCAAAGTCAACGTCGGTCAACGCGTAAACGTCCACCTGCGTTGCAGAGGTAGCCTTCACAACGTATGTGCCAGTTTTAACATCGTCCTCGCTGCCAGATTTTACGCCAACAGACGCAATACCGGTGGTGGCATCAAGCACAGACGTGCCGTTTGCATTAGCCAAAGCCGCGCCAACTGCAGCTGAAGCTTCAGCAGCGTTTTTGGTGGGCTTTTTACCCAAGAACGCTTCAACCAAGAAGTCGTCGTATTGACGCAACGTGAGAGATAGCTCTGGGGAGATAGCGCCGTCTTCGTTTGCCCAAGGGTAACGAGATGAACCGCCGGTTAATTCGATTACTTCACCAGACAGGCTCAATTGAGCTTGGCCGGCAACTTTTGCGATGCCCATAGGCACGCGGGTTTCAGGGTCGTAAATGGTGATGCTGTGAACACCAAAAACGGCACGTGGATCAGATAGAGACATTTTTTGCTCTCCTTATTTTTTGATTACATTTTCGGTGATTAGCGCCGCGATGAGGTGCTTAGGCACGCCCAGCTCGTCAACATTATCACCTTTTTTAATTGAAATTGACACGTCGTTTTGTGCCAAATTCCAATCCTTGAGCGCAATTCGCCCACCTGTACTGCCCTTTGAAGCCGTAGCCTCCTCGGTCATTTTCAGGCTTTTGTTAACTTCCACCATGGTTGCCTCCTTAGTTTGCAATGGTTGTTGTTACCTCAACGCCGCCAACCTTCCAGTACGGACTATCGGCATTAGGCTGCCAATCGACCGGAGCGTAAGGTGACACAGTTAGAGCACTCGCGCGTTTAATCCCTTTGTAGTTATCCAAAAACACCTCATACAAGGCGCGTGAATAACGCAGTGATTTACGCTCGTGGTCTATATTTGCATTTACGTCTTGTTCAAATGCTATCATAAAAAACATGGTAACATCAAAACTCGTCGCGATGCCGGACGTGGTGCGAGGCTCAACCTCAACCAATCCGTAATGCAAAATCAATCCCTCATTCACCACGCGGTCGTTCATGCTACGCATAGCGGCGTCGAGGTCGGGCACTTCCAATGTGATGCTGTCTGCCTTCTCCGTGTTAATCGCGGAGATTTTTGCGGCCAGATTATCTTTAACCAGGCCAAGCAGGTCGTCGCGCAGTTTTTCTAAATCGTATTTCATAAGCTATTTACTTTCTTCATTTTGCGTTGCAGCTCTTTATCAATAATCGCCTCCCACCGCTGAAGCCGTCCGGTAATCTCGCTCGGGGCGCTGCGGGGTGCTTCCGCGCCGATGAATAGGAACTTACGCAGGGGCATCTTTGTGCGGGCGCGGTCGCTCTGGTGATAAATACCATAAGGCACGCGCGTACCGACAACCAGCGACGCCTTTCCAATCCGCAACACGCTGTCGTTGTTAGGCGTGCCGGTCAAACTATCCGCGAGGCGGCCAGAGCGGCCTCCCTGTGGGTTTGCGCCCACCAGTATGGGTAGGTTGCCCGCGAGGCGGTTTTTACGTTCCGCATAAGCCTGTGAGAGCGGCGGGTACTGGCCAGAACCTTTAAGCGAGAATTGAGCCTTGTTGGATTTGAAAAAATCCCGCGCAATTTCCCCCATAGCAAAACGCAGGTCATCAACCTGCGCTGAAGCTGCTTTAAGTTTGGCCTCAAAGCGCTTGTCATTCTCTACGACATAGCTAGTAAAGGCCATCTACCACATCTCTTTATCCATTGTGAATTTGTGAGGCGTGTTGTTTTCCTGCGTATAGCTGCGAACCTCGGCGTTGTTGGAGCGCATAGCCGCCCCTTTGAGGATTGTTTTGCCGTCGCGTAAGGCCTCCAACGTGCGGAGGGTTTTGGCGTAAACAGATCCGTTGCTGATGTCCTGCATGATGCGGCCATCTGGTAACGTCTTGCTGTCCTTGATATTGAGGATTTTAGCGAGGCGGAACGTGGCTATATCAAGCGCAATCTTGCGCAAAAAAACCAATGCCGACGCATCGGTAATGGGGAGGCTATAGCGGGCGGACAGGTAGTTATCAATCTCCGCGTCCACCTCTTCTAAAATCTCCCCCAGCTTGTCCGTGGTGACTTTTGAGGTAGCTGTAAAATCAGCATGCTTAAATTCACTCGTAACTTGTGCTGCCGTTGCGTAAGTCATTGTTTACTTACTCCGCATCTTCATAAATAGGCTCAAGGCAACCAGCGGCCACAAGCCCTTCAGCAGGCTTGCCTTTATACAAAGATCCAACCTTAAGCATTTTACCATTCTCCTTAATGGGAGAGGCGATGGTGTAGCCGATGATTTTAGGCTCTTTGGCTTCCGGCTCTTTGGCTTCCGGCTCTTTGGCTTCCGGCTCTTGGTCGTCCAACTCTTCGCCGCGGAGGGCAGCGATAAGGGCGTCCTTTTTACCTTCAGCGGATACGCCGGCCTTGGCGCAAAGCTCACGCAATTCGGGCACGTTGTATTTGTCCAGCGCCTTAACCTCTTCAGCTTCAGCCAAAACAGCAACGCGGAGAGCGTCACCTTTCAAAGGCTGCTGGCCTTGGGTTGCGAGCACGTCATCATAATGCTTCTGCAAGGCCTCCTGCAAAGTTTCAGCGCCTGAAGTGTCCACACCCTCGCGCTCAATAGCCTGAAGGATTGCGTCGTCGCCTAATTCTGCGATTGGTGTGCCGCCATAGCAAAGCACGCCGTCAACCATTTCTAATGTTGGTGTCATGGTTATTCTCCCGTGTTAGACACGTCAAAGATATTTTTGGCGTCTGGGTTAACTTTTCCAGCTTCAAAACCGATTGAAGCCGAGCCTAGCATCAGTCCAACGACTGCGATGAATGTAACAAGCATGTTGCTTTCTCCTTGTTTGGTTAGTAATGCCAGCATCGTATCACAAAAAATGTGTGTCCAACAATCCCCGCCCTTACGGCATAAACCTATCGCGCGGATATGCTTAAAAAATGCCGTTTTGTAAAGGTGTTATGAATTGGCCATTTTTTATGCCGCCTGCTTGGCTTTCCAAAAATCGGCAATAAGCTCAACAAAATAAAGGTTGCGCAGCACGTTCCAGCCGTTGTTGGTTTCCTGGATTGTGATATTTTGGTGTTTTGTAGACATAAGGGGTATCCTTTTATTGGTTTATGCCCCTATGATATATAAAAAATGCGGGGTTGTCATATCGGCGGCGTGTGGATACCAGCCAGAAAGACCGCCCCGCATCAGTCACGTTAGCCCTTTTTGTATGGAAAGCAAGTTAAAAGGTGGCGACACAATTTGCAACGCAGGGAGCGTGCCGCCCATAAATTGGTAGCGGGGGCAGGATTTGAACCTGCGACCTCCGGCTTATGAAACCGGCGAGCTGGCCAGACTGCTCCACCCCACATCAAAAAACCCATAGACGCGTGGCCTATGGGGAGCCGCAGAGCACGAAGGCAATGCGGGTGAATAATTGAATATTAAATCAAAAAACCCCCGCCCGCAAGGGGCAGGGGAGTACACGGCTGGGAGGAGTCCGTGGCGCGTAACCCAGCGCAGGGAGATTTAGATCACCTCCTTTCAACACCATTTTCGCGGGTGCACGAATATGGTCAGGTGTTTCCAAAATGGAAACTACTGCCCCTCAACGCAACGGAAGCGGTCGGCGGCGTTCATGTGGACGCTTCCACAAACAACGCAATGAAACGGGGCGCTGTGTCTTTGTCCGGCCGGCGCGGGTGGCGCATAGTCAGGGCGGGGAGGTTGTAGCGCCAACTCTTTCTGCTGGGGGTCGGGCGCAAGGGTGTGTGGTGGGTATGCCATGTGAAAAAGCTCCTCTGGTGTTTCTGTCTATTTAATAATCATGGCACAAAAAAAGGGAGGCTCAAAGCCCCCCTTCATTTTCATCATCCGGCTGCTTATGCAACAGCGTTTTTGATGAGGTATGCAGCACCAGTATCAGTAATCAACTGCTGGTAAATGTCGCGTACCTGTACGAGCTTGCTTTCAGGCGGCTCGGCGGTGTCGTTTTTGAACACCTGACGGACAGCAGCACCGGCCTTTGTGAGGCGGTAGCCGACAGTCACCTGACGCTTGGCGGGCTTCGTAGGAGCTACCAAGAACACGATGTTTTTGCCCCATACTTCTGCCATGACGGCGGTTTGGCCTTGTTTGGCGCTGTTGTAAACAGCCTCACCAACAAGAACGCGCTTCACTTCCATGACCTTAGCCAATTCGTCGAGGCTTAGGCCGCCGGCGCGTTGGTCTGCAAACCCGAGGTTGCGGAGCAGGCTTGGGTGATAGCGAATAACGTTCCAAACGCTCCAAGAGATAATCGCCGTGTCTGGGCGCGTACCTGTCTTGGAGTGAATAGAAGCGCGGGCAGTAGCGAAGTCCGCAAGCGGGTCGCTGTTTGCATAATCGCTATACTGGTCTGTGCCAGACAACGTCACGTTGTTTGTGATGATAGACGTGCTTCCAAGCGCGTCCGCCAGCCCTTTTTCTTTACCGAGCGCGAGCTTGGTAGTGAGGTCTTCCGTTGCATCACGCTCGGCGTCGAACGGCTGCTCAACGTTGGCGTAATCTTCCGGCGTAAGGATGTCCTTAAGACCATGGGTTTCTAGTGCGTAGCTGTCACTTGAACGTGTGTTGGTTTCAACCAGAGGGAATTGACCGCGACCGCCCACAACTGTGGATTCGATACGCAAGTGGTCTTTACCATAACGGCCAATTTTACCGCTATATTGAACAACCTTCGCTTCAGGTAGAACGAGGTCAGCGATGTAACCTTCAGGCATTACCTTTTGCGACACGCCAGTAAGCAGCTTGTCAACGATTGCTTTTGCTTGTGTAGCCATTGTTTAGCTCCTTTATACGTTGTGGGTGTATTGAGTAACGATGACGTGGAACTGGTCGTTAGCAGCAGCCGCTTCAATAGCGCGTGCAACAACAAAATCGCCGTCAGCCGTAACTGGGGTTAGCTTGCCATTAGCAGCTACCTTCAGCTCGTCACCCTCGTTGATAGATGCAGCAGCGATTGCAAATGCACCGCCACCAATTGTAGCAATTTCTGCAAAACTGCCGTTTTCTGGGTCGTTTTGAACAAAACCGATTGCTTTCTCGCCAGCACCGGCAGCAACCGCTGCGCCATTGGTGTCCAGCTTAACAGCAACAAATTTGCTCGCCAGCGTTTCGCCAGCAATAATCCCAGAGATAAGTTTAGGTGTTGTGATACCCATGATTAAGCTCCATAAATTGCTTGTTTAAGTTTGGGGTTTTCAGAGAGAACCTTCGCCGCAGCGTCGCCGTAAGATAGGGACGTATCCTTCTCCATAAGCGTTTGCGCTTTCTCGTCTACCTCGTCCTGTGCTTTTTCGGCGTCGTTAACATCGGCATCAGCGTTTGCTTTATCCTCGTCCTCGTCACCTTCATCGCCCTTGCCTGTTTCATCAAGGTTGATGTCTTTGCTCAATTTGGCGGCTGCGGCAAATGCAACAACGTCGCCTTTCATAAACGCTTCACGCTGGGCAGGGACTGCCTTACCTTCCGCGAGTAGCTTATTAAACTCGGCATCTTTAACTAGCTCGGCATTTTCCTTTTTAAGCTTTGTGGTCTCGGCGGTAGCGTCGTCCAGCTTCTTATTAAGGTCAGTAACCTGCTCGGTTAATTCAGTCAGTTTAGTGGCGTCAACTTTATCAGTCATCTCGCCATCCTTTCCTTCTTCATTATTTTCCAAGGGCGTTAACCCTCCCAGCATTTGAATGAGCTGACCTTTCTCATCTTCGGTCAAATCCTCCAAACTTTCCACAATGGTATCAAAATCCAGCGAGAATTCAAAACCCTGTGTTTTCATCCAGTCAAAGAGGGTCTTGGCGCTCGCCTTCTCCTCCGACAGAACCTTTTTCATGCGCTTAATAAACGGGCGGTTTGTCAGCCCTGCGCCAAACAACGTCGCGCCGTAATGGGTGGCATCTTTCTGCCCCTTTTCGTCGCTGTCGTCGTAATCCAATGTGAAGTCTGCAGAGAGGTAGCGCAACTCTTTCTCGCGGATACGTCGCTCGCCCTCTGGCGTCCATTCAACTTCTGCCCACAACTCGGCGGGCTGCTTGCCCTCGCCTTTGATGTACAGCTTCTTAATCCAGCCTGCAGCCACACCGCCGCTCTCGTGGAAATAGTCAATCGCCAATTCAACTCCGCGCACCTTGGCGTCAAAGTTATTGACCATGCTTTCAAAAACCTCGCGGGTGATGTCAAACTCACCATACCAGCCGTGGAAATACTGGCCGGCACGCATAAGCTGCACGTTGGTGATGTCCGTGGTTTCGTCCAGCTTGGCTTCATTAAACATATAATTTATTTTTTTACTCATAACGTTTTGCTTTTCATTATTGCTTTCACTTGCTCGTCCGTTCCGGTGGGGGTAAGGCCGAGCGGGTCAACTGGTTTGTTGCCCACAGCGCCAAGCGTCTGGGCGGTCACAATGCTTTTGCAATTGTGGTGGTTGGGTGGGAGTAGCCGACTTGTCTTGTACTCCTCCTTTGAAAATACACGCCCTGACAGCGCTTTGCAAATATCGCTCTTTGGGTCGGGGTTAAAATAAACAAAACTCTCGATGTCGCTGAACACCTCGGGCGTTTGAAAAACGTCGTTTCGCACGCCATTGGTTACTGCAGACACAAAGTTTGTCGCTCCAACCTGCAGGGCGGCGCTGGCGAGGTATTTGTCGCTGGCGGCTTTAAGCTCAACGCGCATGGCGTCAACGCTATCTGTGGTGTCTAGCTGCGAATTGAAGGTGAAAAGGACAGCTTTTTGCAGCTGCGCGTCCTGTTCCGCAACAATAAGGTCTACCTCCGCCGCTATTTTCTCACGGCTGGCCTTTGGCAGCCCCTTCATCTTCTCTTTTGTTTCTGCGTCGGCAAACTCATGGTCGGCCTTGCCTAACTCCTTCAAAACGCGTTTTGCGGCCTCGTCGCCAACTTCTGCTAAAAAGGCGAGCAGGGCGTCGCCGTATTTACGCTGCCCCTTGAGGGTCATGCCCATGACGGCCTTGCGAGATTTAGCCCCCTCTTTCTCCATGGCCTTTAGAACGCGGTTGATATATTCATCGGTGCGCTCGGTAAGGCTGGATTGCATAAGCGCGTGCATACTGTCCGCTTTGCTTTTAATCTCCGCGATTGCGTTTTTCTGCGCCAGCTGGATATACGCGGGCGTGTCGGAGAGGTTTTTATCTTCCTCGCCGTCCGCTTTGCTGGCCGCTTCAGGTGCCGCCGCATCTTCTGCCTCCTCGGCCTCAAAGTCTGGCACAGGGAAGCCAAACCGCTGGTGGACGTATTCACGCATCTTGTCGCTAGGCTTAATCATGCCGGCGCTAACAAGGCTCACAATCATGGTGGCCAGCTCGTTGCCCGCTTTGTCGTTGATGCCGGTGCAGCGCAGCTTAGGATACTCGGTCTGCTCTCCGTACTTAAAGTCAATAATCCGCTTAACAATAACGTCGTTGACGTTGGCGCAGATCTGCTTTGCGTATAGCTCGATGCCGGATAGGAACATATCGCTCAAGTCTGTGCCTAGCGAATACGAGCCGCCAGAGTTACCCGTTCCCAGCTCCATAAAGTTTTGCAAGAAAGATTTAGCCATCTGCAGGTTTTCGCTTTCAATGGCCTTGAGAACCTTCTCGGCGTCGTGGTTGATTTTCAGCTCGGTGATGCTGAAGCCTGGTGGCAACGCAAGGGAGCGGCGCTGGTGGGAAGCCAGCTGCTCCATTACGTCCTTCAGCTGCTCGAATTGCTCTTTGAAGTCATCGCGCAGCGCAACCTCGTCGTTCACAGTACCCACAGGGATACCATTGGCGGAGCGCTCCAGCCCGATAGCTTGGATTTTATAATAAACGTTTTTACGGAAGTGGTTTCCGTAAATGGGGCGCAGCTCGCTGATGCCCTCGTAGTTATCGCCCTCTTTGCGGTTGGTGAATACCAGCAGGTGGCGGCCAGGAATTAAAACGTCGACGTCGTTGTCGCCGTCGGTGACTTGGCGCACAGCTTTAAGCCCGCCGTTTTTGTAAAGCACCCATTCCTCAATACTGCGGGGGTGGCGGTAAGCCAAATCCTTAAGGCCGATATAGTCGCCATACACGGGGTGGCCAGTAACCACCTTGTGGATAACTTCAAAAAGGCTGAAGCCGTATTCCATCATCGTCATGGCTTCCTCAATAAACTGCAGGAAGGTTTTGCTCTTGCTGCCGTCGGGGTAGCGCATATCGTTAAAAAGAACGTGCTCCACCAGCCCCGCCATTTCGTCGGCTTGGTCGCTTTCGTCGTGCGGCTCAACATACCAGCGTGCGCCCAGAATAGGGTTTTTTACAGTTTTCAGCAGCATCGATACCTGCGCATCGTTCCGGCGCATCTGTGAGTAGACGTTGATGCCCTGCGTTCCCTTAAGTTTTGAAAGGTACTCTTCGTCAAACTGGCCAGAGAATATATCCGTACCGGCAGCCCCTAAGCCAAACAATGGGAAATTGTAGTTTTTGGTGATGCCCACCGAGCTAAGTAGCTTATTCATAAATCCTTGGTTAGCCATTTCATTCTCCGTTTTTAATTTGGCGGCAGCGTCTACCCAATAAGCCCCGTTCCCATACCTGCGCTGCCATGGGGGCTGCCCTAAAAATTACCATTCAACGTTGTTACTCGCGGCGGACGCATTCGCAACTTTACGATCCATTTTGTCACTTGTTTCGGCTTTTGTAAAACCCACCAATGGAGGACGTGCAAACAAGATAACACATGCATCTGCAAGGTTGGGTGAATTTAGGCCGCGGCGGCGGAGGCTCTTTTTGCCCTCAATCGCCAGCTTCCCTGTTTCGTTAGCCACAGTTTTTACGCTGCAAAGCTCCATTTTCAGCTTGTCCACCAGCGGGTGGCCTTTGGGTAGGCTGATTAAATCCTCGGGGTTGTGCTCGGCGATGCCGTTCACCTGTTCCCATGTGCGCTCAAACCGCATGCGCAGCAACATCCAAAGCTCGGCCTTTTTGTTTGCAAATAGCTCGCGGAAGGGGCGGTCGCCAAAGTAGCCCTTTGTGGGGGGTAGGCCGACGTTGACGGCGTTAAGCTGCAGCTGGTAGCTGTTGGTGTCCTTCAGGCTGATAAACTCCCCCTTTGCCCCCAAGCCAAGACCGATGCTGTCGTAACTAACGATGCTGGCCTTGTACTCCAAGAGCTGCTGCCAAGCCTTGCGTGTGTTTTGGGTGATGTTTGTGCCGTTCCATTCTTGTATATCCTCCACGATGCAGCCGTCGGCCAGAATGAGGCCGTTGCTATCTTTACCCTCGTCGCTGGGGTCAAACCCGCCGCGGCTAATCCCTCGGGCTGCGCCGTCAAATCCAATCGCCGCCTCCACGTATTCAACGGGGATACAAATATCCTCAACCGATGCGTGGTAATCAATCTCAATCTCCTGCGCAAAGATGTGCGGCAGGGTGGTTTTCTTTTTCTTGCGATACCATTCAATGTCCTTCAGGGGGTGGTCGCGCCAATGGAAAGTGAACACAGAAAACTCGCCGCTATGGCGTTTCTGTGCAAATGGGTTGCCCATGCCGTTGGGGGTAGAAATATCAATCTTAACGTCGCTGTTTTCAGATAGGGCGGCCTCAATACGCTCTGGCCGCTCGTAGAACGCGCTCTCGTCCTTAAAGTACATACTGGAGCGCCCACCCCGCCCGATGTTGTCGCCCGCTTCACCAGTAATGGTTGAGCCGTTTTCTGGGTTAATAAACTTCATAAAGGGCATGTGCTTATCCAAATCAAACCCTTCAGGTATAAACTCAATGGGCATATTTCGCATAATCATGCGGCCTTTCTCAAAAATCCCGTCGTTGTCGCCCACGCGGTCAACCAGCGCCTCTTTACGCGAGCCAAAGCTGCCCTTAAAGCCTGGGATAAAAATAAACGCCCACAGCGCGTAGGCCATGGTTAGCCACGTAACCCCCATATCACGGCTTTTTTCACATACGCCGTCCTCTTTGTTTTGGCGGCGCTTCTCCAGCCACAGAATATAATCTTGCTGCCGAGGGAATAAGATGAAAGGGATTGTTTTGCTGCCGTCGCGGCGGGGGTCGTAAGTAACCATCCAGTCTTGAATAAACGCCACGGGGTCTTTGGCGTAATGATTAAGCATAGCCGCTAATGTTTCGCCTGTGTGGTCGGTGCGTGCCGCCTCCAGCATATTGGCGCGGCGCAAAATAAACGGGGCATAAACAGGGTTTGCCCAGTCCAGCACCGGTATAATCGGGCTATTCTTTTCCGTCATCATCGACTACCCCGCCCGCCAGCGCCGTTGAATCGCGTGCAACCCGCTTATATGCCTCGGCAGCCTGCTCGTCGGTCATGCCCTTAAAGTCCTTGGCGGAGCGGATTAAAGTGTTATCGGTAACGTCCACCTTCTGATTTGGCATGCCGTATAGCCTATTCATCAGGGTTTCAATTGCCCGCTCGCTATTCTTTTTCAGCAGGGCATTACCAAGCATATTTGCCACCAGCATATCAGCCAGAGGGCGGCGGCCATACCGCTGCTGCAGCTTTTCCCGCAAGTCTTCCGGCAGGTTTTTAATGTCGTCTGCGTAGCCCATACTTTCCACGATTTTCTGCAACCTCTTGTTGACGTGTATCGTTCCAGGCTTTTGTCCAGGCGCGGGGTTATCACCATCCTTTTTTGTGTATGGCTTTAAGTTTTTCAGGCTGTTAGGGTTTTGCGTCATTTCGTCACTGATTCCTCACAACATTTCACTAAAAAGGTTAAATACGGGGCAAAATAAAAAAGTCATCATCCTTTTGCCTCCCGCAGGTCTTCCAAACTATAGAAAACAGTGCGCCCCTCACCCTCTATGCGGACGCGACGAATGGTGCAGGATTGCGAATACACAAACTGGCGGAAGGTTGACTGCTGGTAACCTAAAAAAGCGCTGGCGCGTGGGGTATCCAAAAAGATGGCATCGTCTACCTTGTACTTTCCCTCTGCAATTGCCTCTCCTTTAACCAAAGGGCTGGTGCGATACTGGGCGCGTTTGGTGGACTTTGCATTAAGGCTATCGTAATCAGGCTTGGGGTAAGATTGCTTAGGCTTGATGGCCTCCTCGGGGGTTGTGTCCAAAAAGCCGCGATTGACGACTTTGCCGCCGGTTGTAATGGGCTGCGGTGGGGGTGGTGGCGAGCTGGGGGGTACAGGTGCAGAAATTGGCTTCTGTGTTTGGTTTTTGGTGGCGGCGAACACGCTCTCTAGGACACCTTTCGCCAGAGGGTCGTTGCGCGGGGTAAGATTGGCGGTGGGGATTAGCTTGTTAATAACCTCAACCTTGAGGGCGTCGCCCGTGGGGGTGTTAAGTACCTGCAGGAGAAGTTTGGTGTCATCGCTGTTCATGGCGCTGCCCTTTCTAATTAAGTTTATGGTTTAAGCTGTTGTCCAGCGGTATGCCTCGCTCCATTTGAGAAAGAGCGGAGGGTTTGATGCCCATATAAGCGGCATAGGCGCGGAGAGGTATTTTAAGGGGCACCCGCTCTTCTCGCATAGCAGCACCGATTTGGCGCAGGTTTATCTGCTCCTCGGTTACTTTACCCTCACCGGCGCAGAAGTCACAAGCGATTGTTGCGTAGCCGCTGCGGCAGCGTGCTCCGTCGTTGCCAAAATTGGCGAGTACATTTCGTTTACCATCACCTTTGCAGGTGGGGCATTCTTGCATGGGTGTTTTGGTACTGGACATGTTTAACTAAGCCTTTGTTTTTGTTTGCGTATTTGAAACCTTCACTTTTGGGGTGAAGGGCTTTCCGTTGCGGGTAATTTCCAGCTCGGGGAAGAGGGAGTGCATGCGGGCTACGATGACGTCGCAATATACGGGGTCAAGCTCCATGCTATGGCAGATCCGGCCGGCGTGGTGCGCAGCCACCATGGTAGAGCCAGAGCCGCCAAATACGTCAAGGACGATATTGCCCTCCTTGGTGTTGTTTTGAATTTGGTAGCCCATGAGGTCAACCGGCTTCATGGTTGGGTGCTCTGCGTTGCGGCTGGGGCGGTCAAACTCGAGGATTGTGGTTTGTTTGCGGTCGGTGTTCCACGTATGGGCAGCGCCGTCTTTCCAGCCGTATAGGCAAGGCTCGTGTTTCCAATGGTAATCCTGCCGCCCCATAACCATGGTTTGCTTTGCCCAGATGAGGCATTGGCGGACTTGCCAGCCGGCGTCGCGGCATGCCCCGCGGAAGTTAAAGCCTTCGCTATCGGCGTGCCAGATATAAAACGAGGCGCCTGGTCGCATAACGCTGTCGCAAGCCTTAAAGCAATCGGATAGGAAGGTGCGGAATTGGTCGTCACTCATTTCGTCGTTTTTTACAGTTAACCCATCTGTCCTGCGGTTTCTTTTTTTTGCTTCTTTTGGGGTTTCGTTCATACCAAGAGCAACGTTATAAGGCGGATCGGTAAGCAGGAGGTCTACCAGCTTGTCGCCCATGAGGTGCTTAACAGACGCCTCTTGTGTGCTATCGCCGCAGAGAAGGGCGTGTTGGCCGATTGTATAAAAATCGCCGGCCTCGGTTACGGCTTCAACGGACAGGGGTAGCTCGTCCTCGGGCATATCGTCTGCCCGCTCTTCTGCAGGCTCGCCAAACATATCTTCATCAAAGCCCCACTCTACCAGCTCGTCTACGTTCCAATTTTCGGTTAGTAAATCCATATCCCAGTCACCCCAGCTTAGGTTGTCGGTGGCGACGACCTCTTTGCGCTCCTGCTCGGTAAGTTTGCGCTGCGGTACAGATACAGGTATCTCCATATCCCCCAGCCCCATAGAAATGAGCGCCTTGATGCGCTGGTGGCCGGCGAGGATTGTGCCGTCAGTATCGATGCTGGGCGGTACGCGGAAGCCTTGCGACTCGATGCGCTGCTTCAGCTGATCCATTTTTGCCTTTGAGATTGTGCGCGGGTTGTGCTCGTATGGGAGCAGGTCTTTGGCTTTGCGGTTTTCCACCAGCCATAGGCTGATATTTTTGGGGGTTTTTTTGGTCATTTTCTCTCGTCTCCTTTTCGGTTATATCCTAAAGCCTTGAGGACGTCGTTGGCGACATTCTCCGATGGCTCAAATAGTGTTACTGCCAGCAGCCGGTCGCGGGCATTGTTGCGTAGACCAGCCAACCTTATATTTTCCATGTAGAGGTCGTTGCGCTGCTTTATGGACTTGATGGCGTGTATGGCCATGGCGAGCATTTCCAAAACCTCCAGCTCATCAGGCTTGTACCCATACCGGCTAATGCGGTCTTGGATAATAAGCAACTTTTTAAGCTGTGAGCGCTCTAACCTTTCCAAATCACGCGACCTTGTCCACTTTCTTTTTATCAATGCTGTTGATGGCTTCTTCCAGTACGCGCAGCCGGCGGGCGATTGGGTTAACGTATGCTTGGCAGGCTTGGCGCAGCTCGCTAATCATTGGCCGCCAGCGGTTTTCACGTCGCCAGTCTTTGCAGGCCGCGTGAATAGCCCATGTTGGATACTCCCCCAAATCCTCAAGGTATGCTGCGCCGATACGTTTACTGCGGTCAAGGTCGCCCTTTTCGGTTTGGTGGTGGTATAGCTCCATTAGGCGGTAAATAATCTCGGTTGATTCCATGTTGCCATTACACTCACCAAGGAGGGCAATAAGCTCGTCCATGTGCTCGTTCAGCATGGGCAGGTCTTCCGCGGTTAGTTTCACAACCATTTGATGGCTATAAATTATGTCGTGCGGCGTAGGATTAAACAAAATACTCTGGCGGTTTACATAGGCCGTTTGAGAATTACTTGCCTCCGTTGCGTTCAAAGCTTGCCTCAAACCATGCGGCAGCATGCGACCCTTGGTTTTGAGAAGCTCTTGCCCCTCCGCCAGAGTTAGCGGGTTTTTTCCCGTCAATCCAAGTGCGGCACTTAGCTTCCCAATTTTTTGCTTTTGGCTTGGTAGCGTTATCGATGTTGGTGACGTAGTAGTTATAGAACTTCCGCCACTCTGTGCGGGTTTCGTCGAGGTTCCACCCTTCTTTTTCTCCTCGGCCTTTGAAGTAGAATGGGATGCAATTGCCGGAGAGCTGGAGCGCTCGCTTGAGGTTGATGTCTTCTTTAAATCGGGCAGTAGTTTGCTGAGGGGTACTGCATCCTTGGCTATTTTGGTCATTTTCTTTTCCTTCTTGTTGGTTACACGATAAGGGTAAACCCGAACCTTGGTTATTGTCTAGAGGTTTTTTTTCCTCGCGCGTCCCCCCTTGGGGGGCAGGGGGGGATTCTGTCTCTGTCTCTGTCTCTGTCTCTGTCTCTGTCTCTGTCTCTGTCATTCTCCAAAAAACCAAGATCTAAAAAACGCGCAACGTTGGGGGCTTCGTCCAGCTGGCAAATTTTGCGGAGAATGTTTGGGTCGGCAGGAATTTTGCCAGCATCGTCAGCAGCCACAATCCAAATTGAAACCAATTGTCCTTTTTCAGGGTCGGTGAGCGATGCCCACTTAGAGGAGGTCATTAGGTTGCGGTGTACTTTAATCCAAGGAGGCGCTCCTCGATCGGATCGATAAGACTGCCGCGTATCCCAGTTTTTAACTTTGAGCAGGTTTGCCATCGGCTACCTCCTGCTCCAATTTAGCAAGAGCGTCTTCAACGCGCTCGATTTTATCAAGCGGCGGCTTGGCCAATCCATCACGCGATCAACGAGCGAACTTAGACTCTCCTGCTGCAGATCATGGTTAGGTTTGTTCATTTTGATGGTATTTCATCCTTTCCTATTGTTGGTGAAGCCACCATAAGTCCAAGACGGCTGTATTTGCAAGATATTTTTTAACCAAAAAGGTTAAAAATAACTTGATGAGGGTATTTGATGGAGGTATAGTGCTATCACCAACAACGAGAAAGACCCAAAAAATGCTAAAAATACAAACATACAACGCCACAATCCAAATGTGGGAAACAACCACAAAGCCTGATGAGCAACTCATCACTTTAGATGCTATACGCCTATGCAAAAACTATCAGTGCGCTGCCCGCGTGGTAAATGACACCACTGGCTATGCCACCAGCGTAAAGACCAGCGTCATCTATACAAACCGCGCTGCAGACCATGTGGAGGGATCAAAAAATGTCTAATAAACAACACACCCCCGCATTAGGATACCGCGAGCTGCAGGAGCTGGGCGAGCCATACCAGTTAGACCCGCAGATGATTATCGGCGCAGCGGTTTTAATGTTTCTGGCCGGCTGTATAATCGGCCTCATCGTATTGGTGGCGATTAGCTATGCTTAAAACCATCTTAAACTATATCAAACCTAAGCCTCGCTATCTTTATGATGCCTGCCCCCGATGTGGCGGGCGCGGAGAAACAGGAAGATTTGTCACAGACCCATATACTGGCACGCAGGAATGGGATGGTGCTGAATGTTTACCATGCGACGGCACAGGCAACGAGATGTTCCCTTTCCTAAGTGAAAGTGACAAGGCGGAGCTGGCGGAAAACTTTGACCGCCACTTTGCAGAATATAAAAAACGACAAGGAGTATGAAAATGCAAGAATCAGAAAAAAACACAATCCTAGACATGCTGCATGAAATTATGAAGCGCACGAGCAACCAGCAGGTTATTGAGCCAATGCAGGAGCTTTACGATACAACCATCGATTGCTGGACGCGCTCGAACCCGCCAGTAAACAATAATTAAGAAAACAAAGGAGTACCAACAAATGAATGAACTTTCTGAATTAATAAATAAGGTTGCCGAGCTACATGAAGCCATTATGGACAGTAACGGTGATGTTGAGGTTTTGGCGCAATGCTTACCTGAAGTGCAAAAACAATTAAATTCATTAAATAATTTTTATAGGGTACATGAAGTTAGAGATAACTTGGCAGATTACACGCACATATCAAAGGACTATTGCTTTGAAATTGCACAAGCCATCGCCGCCGGTAAAATCGCCAACGTAAAAATGGAGTTTTAATATGAGTGAAATAGCAAAACAAAAACGCCAAAGAGCACTTGAGGAGGCTGCCAACAAATTACTTGGGCAAAAACCATTAAAAGCGGCAAAACAAGTTTTTGAAAAAGGCTGCGCCAATAAGAAAACTATGAAAAAATATAGAAAAAATATAGCCCGTCAGATTAAGCGGGCAGAAGTATAAACAATGTTTACCCCACGTCCATACCAACAACAGGCCATCGATAAAGGGGTGGCCTATCTTACAAAATACGACAAAAAATACGCTGCCCCATCAGTAATCGTACTGCCCACCGGGGCGGGTAAAAGCATCGTTATTGCTAAAATCGTCGAGCCGCTGGACGGGGAGGTGCTTATCCTCCAGCCCAGCAAGGAAATATTGGAGCAGAATTATGCGAAGCTATGCGCCTGCGGTGTAACTGGCGTCGGCATCTGGTCAGCATCGGCCGGCCAGAAGCGGAAGGAGCGAGTAACATACGCGACCATTGGTAGCATAATGAATAGCTTGGATGTCTTCAAAAACACCAAGCACATCATTATTGACGAATGCCACGGCGTCGCCCCTGAAGGCGGGCAATACCTGCAGCTGTTTGATTACCTTGGTATTGAGAAGGTGCTGGGGCTTACGGCCAGCCCATACCGACTTAAATCATACCGCGACCCATTCACCGAGGAGCCTTATTCGCAGGTCAATATGCTCATGCGGACGCGGCCTAATTTTTTCAAACGCATCATTCATGTGACGCAGATTAGCGAGCTGGTGGATGCCGGATATTTATCAAAGCTTAATTACGTTGTATCGGAGAACTTTGACCCTAACCAGCTTCAGCTAAACTCCACCGGCGCGGATTATACGCAAGCTAGCCTTAATAAATACATGGACGGCAAGTTTGATGTGGTGGGCAGCGTGGCGGACACAATCGTCAATGCCGCCCAGAATGGCCTTAAGCATCGGCTGGCGTTTGTGCCGGCAGTACATCAGGCAGAAAAAGCGGCGCGGCGGCTTCAGGGCATGGGTTTCAACGCCGCCATGGTTTGCGGCGACACCAAAAAGAGCACCCGCGAGGCTATACTGGAGAACTTCCAAAGCGGCCTTATTGATACGGTGGTCAACGTAGGCGTCCTCACCACCGGCTTTGACTTCCCGGAGCTGGACTGCGTTATTCTCGGCCGCCCAACCATGAGCCTTGCCCTGTACTATCAAATGGGAGGTCGGGCGTTCCGCATCCACCCAAATAAAACAGGTGCCACAATATACGACCTATGCGGCAATTTTAGCCGGTTTGGTGCGCTTGAGACGCTAACGACCGAGTGGCTGCAGGAGAGCAAGGGTTACGTTACCCACAACAACGGAAAGGTGCTGACCGGTGTGCGTATCGACAAGCTATAAGAAAGGTAAAAAATGACTAAAGTACAATACAAAGATATACAGCTGCCAGTTGAGCAAAAGGAGCGCGCACATCTTATGAATAAAGTTTTTGAAAAAAGTATAATAGACGCTGGCTGTGTGCGCTGGACTGGCTTTATGTTAAAAACTGGTTACGGTTCGTTTTCCTATAAAGGCAAACCTTTGCGCGCCCATAGATTGTCTGCAAAACTTGCGGGAATGGAGATAGAAGGTAAAGAGATTTGCCACACTTGCGACAACCGTTGGTGCATAAATCCAGAACATTTAATCCCTGCCAATAGAGAACACAACATGCGGGATGCTGTCTTAAAAAAACGACAAAACACCACAATTCTTTCCGCAAAAAACGTAAGGGATATACGACACAGATTAAAAGAAGGTGAAACTCAGATTAGCATTGCAAAAAGTTACGGAGTTTGTAAGTCTACAGTTGGCAAAATATCCTCAAACAAAAACTGGCACTGGCTAAAATGAGATATTTTATTTTAGCTTCTTTTGTCTTGTCTGGTTGCTCAAGTAACTTCGCACCACACTATCAATTAAACAAGGACTTGTACAATAACCACACCTACATAAGCGACCAGCGTAAGTTTGGAAAGCCTGATGTATGGGAAATAGATTGCAATGTGGGCGACTGCGAGTCAATTTCCCTTTGCCTGATGCGGAAGCTGGGCGAGGACTCACAAATGGCTATGGTACAGGTGGGCGACCTCTATCACGCGGTGGTTTGGCACGACGGTTGGTATTATGACCCAACATACGGATACTCCGGCCGCAAGCCGCGCGAGGGCAAGGTTTTATTTCACCTGCCATACAACATGGCGTTCCAAAGGGCTGCGCTGCATGAAGCCACCCGTTAATATCACCGCGGCAGAGTATCGATACTATGTGAAGAATGGAGGCTGGCCGCAATCCGTCCACGACCGCATGAAAGCTGCAGAACCCAAAAAGAACAAATATGGCGCGGTGGCGACGGAGCTGGATGGCCACAGGTTTCCATCAAAGCTGGAGGCGAACCGCTACGCATTCCTCAAACAGGCGCAGGCGGCCGGGCTAATCCACAGCCTTGAGCTGCAGCCAAAGTACCCCATGGTGATAAACGGCACAAAATGCGGCAACGCGGTGATGGATTTTAAGTACACCACCAAGGATGGGCGGGAAATTGTCGAAGACGCAAAGGGTAAAGACAACCAGCTCTCTAAGCTGAAGCGAAAAATAACCGCCGCTTTGTACGGTATCGAGGTGCAAATCGTCACCAAGCCGGGCGAGCCAATAAAAAATCTTTGATTATTTGTAACAAATCGCTTGCGGGTATTTCACCTTTTTGGTAACTTCTAATTACCAACAACAAAGGAAACCCAAAAATGACAAACACAGCACCAAAAACCGCCCCAAAGGTTTATTTGCAAAACCAGCAAGAGGCGGTTGCTAACCTTCGCCGCCTTTTGGAGCACGCAGAAAAGATGGTCAACCTGCAGAACCCCGACTGGGGAGACGCTGGCGACGCCGACCAGCTTAACCGCGACATCAAACACATTGCCCAGCGGACTTTTCGCGAGGGTGAATTTACAGCATAAGGAGGAAGCCATGAAAGATTACCCACGCGGATACGCACCCGGCATATACTTTGGCCTTGATGAGCAGAAGTACCACGACGACCCCGCTCTATCCCATAGCGGCATTAAACAGCTCAACGACGAGATTGAGGAGTTTACCTTCCACAAGAAGTGCTTTAACCCGGACGCGCCACCATTTGTGGACACCAACGCCACCCGGTTTGGCAGCATGATGCACATGCGCCTGCTTCAGCCGGAGCTATTCGACAAGCACTATTTGCGCGAGCCTTCAGCTGAAGAGTATGAAGCCAAAGGATACACGGTGGTCAATAAGATTGACGACTGGAAGGCAGCGCTAGACAAGGCCGGCGTTTCCTATCCGGCCAGCGCCAACGCAGCACGCCTGCAAAGCATCAGCCCAGAGAATATCGTGTATTTGAAGCCCATTATTGCCGAGGCTAAAGAAAAAGCCGAGAGCGAAGGAAAGGAGCTGGTGAGCCAGAAAGATTGGGAAACCATGGTTATGGCCGAGCAGCGTATCCGCGACCACGAGAAATTCAGCCAGTATTTTGTAAACGGAATCCCCGAGGTTTCGATGTTTTGGGATGACCCAGAAACGGGTATTCCATTAAAGTGCCGTATTGACTGGCTTAAGGTGGATACGATGATTGACTATAAAAGCTTCAGCAAGGCGATGAGCAAGTCGCTGGTTGACGCCATGCACTCCGCTATTAAATTCCGCCATTACGACCTTCAGGCGGTGATGTACACCCTCGGGCGGCTTGAGGTTGCAAAAATTATCGCCGCCTCCTGGAACGATGAGCGCGGTTGGTGGGATGCGGTACATGGCGAGGTGAGTAAGGAGTTTATGACTGACTTTCTAGCCTGCAAAGACCCCAGCTTTGGCTTCGTATTTCAACGCAACAGCATGCCATGCTCTTTACGCGGGCGCAGCATACCTGTACGGCGCGACAGCACCAACGCATGGGGGCAAGGCATGCAGCAGTACCTAGACGGCCTCACAACGTACCAACAGGGCTGGCAAAAGTACGGCCTGAAGCATTGGGTACATGAGGGCGGAATTGTGCCTCTGCAAGACCACGATATTTATTACGGATAAGGAGAAAAAATATGAAAATGAAAGCTGGAATTGTCAAAAGGCTAATTGACTTAGAGAAAAACACCCTAGAAGCCCACCAGATAGCCGACAAAGCTGTCCGAGAGTTTAGGGAGCAGATAAAGGGGAAACGGCATATGATTACCGGAAACACCCGATTTTGCCCCGACGCATACCGAGACTTCAGGTGCCGCCAATGCTACATCGACGACATCATCGTTAGCGATGGAAAAATATTAGCCACCTGCAGAGTTATAAAAACGCAAGGTGAGGGTACGATTTACATCAGATCATTTCTGCCGTATTTCGAGAATTTCAACATACTGGAGAATTAAAAAAAAGGGGAAATTATGCAAACAAAAATCGCCAGCCTAGCAGAAGCCGCCAGCAACATTGCCATAGGCATTGCGGTTGGCTTCGTATCAAACATCGTCGTACTGCCCCTGTTTGGCTACGACGTCAATTTAACCGACGCCATGGGCATATCCTTGGTGTTTACCGCAATATCGCTTGTGCGTAGCTATGTGCTGCGCCGCGTGTTTAACAAAATGAAATGGGGGAATAAATAAAATGCCACAATATATTACATGCGCCAAGTGTAAGGGCGAGGGTACGCAACCTAACCACTTTTTAGGCCTTGGAACGGCTGGCTTTGGTTACATTGTGCAAGGCGTTATAGGTAATGCTGATACGTGCACAGTTTGTGATGGTAAGGGCGTTGTTGATTTAGAAGCTAAGGCAAAGGATAAATAAACCATGAGTGAATTAAAACAAAAATTAATAAAATATAAGTCCGAACACCCAGAGGCTACATATAGGCAAATGCAAAAATTATTTAACGTAAGCTCTCCAAGTGTTGTGCATTACCACCTAAACGCAGAGCTATCCAAACAAAAAGTTAAAGAAAAGGCAGCGCGTATAAGATTAAAAGCTGCAAAATGCGATGAGCTAGCCGCCGAGCTAACCCGCACTGAGAAAATGCTGGCGGTGGCTGAGGAAGTTTTAAAGGATATGCAATTATTAGAAACAGAGGGTGAGGTAAATTTTGAAGAAAATAATTACTATGCAGGAGAAGGAGATGCCTATATCAAAGTTAGTAAAATTGCCGCAGAAGCCCTCGCAGAAATAAATAAAATGAAAGAAGAAAAAAATGCCTAGAGGTGGGAAACGTCCAGGTGCCGGCCGGCCATTAAATAGCGGCAAGGCTGGTCGCACCAGAGTAATCCGCGTGCCTTGTGATTACGACCTGCAAAAAGAAATGGAGCGCCAAGCTACACTTCACAATGAAAACAAAAGCCTGCGGGAGAAGCTAGAAATGGCAATCAACCTCGCCGTTGAGGTTATCAATAAGCACGAGGGGGTTGATGGTTTGCGCGAGCGATGCTTTCATATCCACGCCGATTTGATAGAAAACAAGGGCGATAATTAATGCATTACTATAACGAGTTTGATGCGAGTAGCGCCGCCATGTTGCGGCAAATGATAAAAGACGGCTTGCTGCCAGAAGGCGTGGTGGACGAGCGGCCAATACAGGAGATAAAGCCAGATGACCTTAAAGAATACACCCAATGCCACTTTTTCGCAGGAATTGGGGGATGGCAATACGCCCTGCAGCTCGCAGAATGGCCAGCAGATAGAGCTGTATGGACTGGAAGCTGCCCATGCCAACCCTTCTCTTCTGCCGGACGACAAGAAGGTAAAAATGACGACCGCCACTTATGGCCAGTATGGATGCGCCTCATCGCGGAGTGTCGCCCTCCAGCAATCTATGGAGAGCAGGTTGCAACAGCGGTTGCCCATGGGTGGCTTGACGATGTTTATCAAGGGTTGGAAGCGGAAGGCTACGCCGTTGGGGCGGTTGTACTTCCAGCTTCAGCAGTCGGTGCGCCCCACAAACGCGACAGATTATGGTTTGTGGGGCACGCCGAAAAGCAGCGGCCAAGAGAATTGTCAAACGGTGAGGGCGCGCAAGGGAGAGGGGCAAGTGTTCATTCACAATCTAACGAGCGCGGCAACAGCTATGGCAATGTGGCCAACGCCGAGTGCGAGAGACTGCAAGGGGGAGAACAGTATTCAAAAGATAAAAACGGCGATAGAGCAAAAACTGAACAGCCATGTGTACCAGCTACCCAACCTCGTAATGGCAACGACTCACTTCACTGGGGACAGGCACACTGGATTAACTGCCCCGACGGAAAAGCAAGGCTCGTTGAACCCAGCGTTCCCCTGCTGGCTCATGGGGTACAGCACCGCAAGCCTATCCTCCATGCAATCGGCAATGCAATCGTACCGCAAGCCGGCGCGGAAATAATTAGAGCAACAATGTGAGGATAATAAAATGAATATAGATTGGTTTAAGCTGGGCGTATGGGTAGGTTTGATGATAGCAAACGTCCTCTGCTGGGTTGGGATATTCTGGGCTGTGCATTTATTTTTTGATTTTTTGTAACAAATTAACTTGCCACGGCTTCACCTCTTTGGTAAAACACTATCACCAACAACAAAGAAAGCCATAAACATGGAAATACGGACAGCAAAACGCCAAGGCGCAAAGCTCGTGGTAGGTATGGTCGGGTTATCCGGCGGCGGTAAAACTTACAGCAGCCTCCTGCTTGCCAAAGGTATGGCCGGCGGAGATATGAGCAAGGTCGGCGTAATCGATACAGAGAACCGACGCAGCGAGCTATACAGCGACATTCCCGCAATTGCAGGGTTTAAGGTCATCGACCTGCAGAAGCCATTTAGCCCCATGCGCTATATTGAGGCCATCAAAGCATTTGAGCAGGCCGGCGTTGAAATTATTATCATCGACAGCATCACCCACGAATGGAACGGAGCTGGCGGGGTATTGGAAATGGTAGAAAAAGGCACGAGCCGCAATAGCTTTGCCAACTGGATGACGCCTAAAAAGAAACATAACGAATTCTTTAACGCCCTCCTGCAGAGCAAATGCCACATTATCCCATGCTTCCGCGCCAAAAATAAAAGTAAGCAGGTTAAGAACCCGCAAACTGGCAAGCTAGAGATTGTGGACGTAGGTATTCAGCCAATCCAGCAAGAGGACATGATCTACGACATGACGCTCTCCTTCCTAATCGATGAGAAGCGCATTAACTATATCAAAATGCCAGACCAGCTATGCGCCACCTTCCCTGAAGGGCAGATGATGCAAGAAGCCATGGGCGCTAAACTGCGAGAATGGGTTGCTGGCGGCGACTTGGTAGACGAGGCGCTAGAAGACCTTAAGCGTGCGGGGCGCGACGCCGCCAACGGAGGTTATGAAAGCCTGCGGATTTGGTTTGAGGGGCTATCCCCACAAGACAAAGCCCGCATTAAACCATTCAGCGATAGCGAGCTGAAGAGTATCGCCCGCTCGCAGCATGATGCGGAAGAGTCGGCTGCGAAGCCTGACGAAGACGACGGCGCTGACCATGAGAAATTTGGGGGGTAATCAAAATGAGCATTCAACCGAACGGAGTAATGGTAGAAATTGAACATTGCGGTGTAGCGGCAAAAACCGAGAACGCCACCTGCTTTACATTCGCAACTGTCAATGGCGAGAGCGACGTATGGCTACCAGAAAGCCAGATGGATTATTGGGATGATGAATTGGTTACTATCCCAGAATGGTTAGCAATAGAGAAAGGATTGGTATAATGAGCGATTATCCACAAACCCCAGGCTTCCAAAAAGGCAGCGCCACCAGCGAGGCTGCAGCTGAAGCGATGAAACCCAAAGCGCCAAAGCTGCGTGAGCTTATCCTTGAGGCTTTTGTGCTATCCAACGACAACGGAGGCATTGGCTTTACGGCGGACGAGATGGTGGACTTTGTGAAGCATTGCCGCACCATTTACAACAGCACCGCAGCCGCCCGCTTCCGCGAGCTGGAGATGGGAGGCGCTATTCGCAAGACGGAAACCCTCCGAGAAACGCGTGCCGGCAATATGGCGCATGTTTATTTCTTAACCGGCAAACCATACCAAAAAGCAGCAAAAAGCCTCACAGCGCACGACAGGGGCTATATAGACGCACTTATAGACCTCAAGCGCGATATTGTTGCGCGGCAGGAGCGTCGCTTTTGGGAGCTGCCGGTGAAAACTATCCTTGAAATGATAGACACAAGGGTTGCTGGCAACGAGCACTCCAAGCATAATGCAGATCATTCCTAGAGGGGGTCGGCTGGCTCACGCAAGAGCCAAGGGTCAGGGCTACCCAAAAGCCCACAGATTTTGCGGCGGCGCTGAAAGTAGAAGCGCAGCGGTCAAGCGTGCTGACCCTAACTGCACAAGGTGTTAAGGTTTTCTTCCTGTACGAAAACTAAGTAGGAGTAGACGCCCTGCCCGCAAAAGCCCCTCGGGGCAAAATAAAAAAACCAACGACAAGAGAAAGATAAAAAATGAATAAAGTGCAAAATAGCCCCACCCCATTAGAGAACGACGAGGTTGTGGAATTTGTAAAGAATAAAGTAGCCCATGAAACCACCCAGCAGGTATTTGAGCAGGTGGTGAAGCTGGATAGCGTCACACACATCGCTGAAGACTTGGCTGCGTAGATTGCCAAGCGGCTGGCTGAAAAGAACTTCATGGTTGATATGCTTGACTTGAGCGACGCGCAAAAAGAGGCTGTCTTAGAATTCATCGATACGGCGGCCAAAGAGGTGCGTTCCAAATACATCGCCAACCTTGAGAAAGACCGGCGCACAAAGGCTCATGTAACCATTGTCGAGGACGCCCTTATTCGCATGATTGAGGAGAGCTTTGCACAGGTAGGCCGCGAGATTAATCGAGGCGCTATCATCTCCAGCGTTGCGGTATCCGCGGACACCAAAAACAAAGACTTTAATAAAATCGAGCTGAATAGCCTGAAGCACGCCGGCGACATTACTATCCCCACCCGCGGGGTATTCATGGCCACCAACTGCATCGATATTATGAAGGGCAGCGTTGAGGTTGATTTAACCGAGCCTGAAGCTGAAACAGAAACCAAAACGGAAGATGAAACCAATGTTTAATATGTTCAAAAAAGCCAAGGCATATCCAAAATATAAGCCAGGCAGCAAATTGCCAAAGGAACTGCAGCAGCAACCCCACGAGAAGCAGATGGATTGGCACAACCGATTTGTTGAAACGACGGGGCAATCGCTCCAATACAACCGGATCGGAAACCCAACAAAAAAACAGAAAAACTAGACGAGGCGCCATATATGCGCTAACTTTAGAAAGTTATCCGCCCACTTCTATCTTCTCCTTGTTGTTGGTACTCCAAAGAGAGATGGGCGGAAACACCAAAGAGGCTAGGGGTAGCCTCTTTTTTTTGTGCCGGCGGTTAGGGGAGAGGGAGGAGAGAGCCGCCAACAAATTAATGTTACGCCGCAATCTAACGAATGTCTAAACTTTCAATCGTGCCGCAATTCCGCTCGTAAGCGTCGTTATGCTGCACCAGCTCAACGGATATTTGAGAAAAAGGGTCTGCAACGCCCTTGTCTAAGTAGTTAATAAATGGCTTCACCCACGCACAAGCATCACTTTTTGCGACTGGGGTTGTATCTGTCCACGAGCTTACGCAGCCCGTCAGGGGTAAGGCCATCAATAGAAGCATCGCGCTGTGTGCGCTCAATCGCCGCGTCATTTGTTTTTTCTGCCCTCTGTTGGTTAGCCTTAGCCTCGCCGTCTTTAACGCCCTTAAAATAGATTAGAGCGGGCGTGACGACGTTTTTCAAAAAAGAAAGAGCGCCCGAGGCGAGTGAAGCCAAAGACGCCCAGAAGCCCATGGTTAGGCTGTCGCATCGGTTGTGGCGGCCTGCTCTTGGCACGCTTCAACGCCAAGGCCGAGAATGCTGTCCGTCGCACAAGCGCCGTTTGCAAGCCAGTCAATGGTGAAGGTAGCGCCAACGATAGCCAGCAGCTGAACCAAAGCCTTAAGAATAGGTTTGATATTTTCCACGATTTACTCTCCTTTTGTTGATATTGAGGTTTTATCATACCCCCGCCAGATTAATCGCGCAACTTGCCCCATGCAGAAAAGAGGTCGTCGTACCTTTTGGCTTGATAATTTGAGCCATACCAGAAAGCCTGACGCCGGCCGTCAACAAAGGTGCGGTCGTCAATATGCACAAACGTGTTATACAGGCCAACTGAAAAGCCCATTTTCCAAGCCAAATCTACCAGCCGGTCGCGGTACTTCTCGTCGCGGTTGCTGGTGCGTATATCCATGGCAATGCAGCCATTATCGCGCCAAACTGGCTCGTCAAAGATGTGGTTTGATTTAGAAGCCGCTCCGTTTAATGAGCGGTTATGCTGCCCAGAACGGCAGACGCTGTTAGGCACGATGCTATCGGCCAGGCAATCGCGGAACATAGAAAACCGCGCACGAGTAAGCTCGGGGATAGCGCCCTGCATCGCCTTGGGGTCGTGGGCGCGGCACGCCAGCTCTTTATGTGAAAACAGCGTGCGGCCGTCAATCAGGGATTTAATCTCAAGGTTTGGCATTACATATCGCTCCTACATTCGATGCGGGGGACGCAAAAGTCATTTGCACCGTTCCCGCCGCGGTTTGGTTTGTACTCGCAGCGAACGGCCGTGTGGCAGGCTGGCGCGGTGCAAGCGTAAATTAAAAGGCTAATCCCTATCATTAGGATTAATAAAACGACCCTCGCCATCAGTAACTCTCCGTCTATTATTTTGCTCATGGATGGCTTTGGTTAGACTTTGGATGGCCTTGTTGTGGTCTGACATAGACCGGCTGTGCTCGGTCATGGCCTTGGTGTTTTCAGATACGACGCGAGAAACGTCCTCGGTAACACGCTGCATATCTTGGGAATGATTTTTTGTGAGGTCACTAATTTGCTGTTGCGCGCCGGTAATGATGCCATCAAAAACTTTATTAAACAGCTTATACACGCCGAACAAGACGACGCCAATTACAGCACCTCCGAGGCCGTATTGAAAAAGCTGCTCGACAGGTAACATTTATCCCTCCGCATCCTCACCCACCATGTGAATAAACAAGCGAACAGAAGCCCAGATATTTAGCGAGAAGGCAATAAGGCGGACATAGTAGCCCCACCAAAAGTCAGCTTGCTCCAAAGCAATCATCGCGCCGATGCCAAAAAAGACCGTGACGAGATAAATGAACATATCAGTTAAGAAAACTTGACGGAGCTTATCCGCCACCGGGTACGAGGTGCGGCGGAAGTAAGCATAGTGCCGAAGAGCTACCAGCGCGCCAATAATGCTGACCGGGATTGTCATTGATCCGATAGCCTTGAGAGACACATAAGGCTGAATTAAAAACCCAAAAATAACCGCCAGAAGCGTTATGATTGCGATTTGATAACCGACCTTTACTCCATAATTTTCCATAAATTCCACACTTTTATTTATTTTTTCATCTATGTATTTGCATAATAACAGATATTTACGCACGCACCACCCGCCCATTATTTACCGAATTTTCCGCATCAAACAGGAGGTTGTTGATGTAGAGGGTTGATCCGGTGTTGCAGTACCAATCCGTCTCGCAGGTACTTAACGAGTTATCGCAGAAATACAGTCCCATGACGGTTGTATCGCCGCTTGATGTTCCCACCATTGCGCCGACGCTATTTTCCGCACCGGTGGAGCGGCTGCCGCCCCATGAACACCCAATCATCAGAGATACTGTGCCGTCGTCCACATCGTGGAAGATGCGACCTGAGCCAGTACCGTAGCAATTCACGCGCAGGATCGTACCGCCGTCGTGCATCGTTGAGCTGTTGTGGCTGGTAAGTCCCTCCACGCCGTCATCATAATGCAGGCCGTTAATCTCTATTGCGGTCGGGGCAATACCGTCCCTCTCGTGGTAATTCAATCCATCCTCCCAGTTTAGGGCGGTGGTGACATCCTTAAAGATACTATTTGCGCCGTTACAAATCAGCCCTTGGCCGTTGGTGCAATAGCGTAGCTTGACGCTGTTTAGGTAAAGATTGGGGCTTGTGCCTGCGCCGTCGCTGCGAACCTCAAGGGCAGCAGTTTGGAAGCCGTCAAAGTCAAAGCCCTCGATATAAACGCTGACGCTGCCGTGAACCTTTGGCGGGTTTTGCTTAACAAGCACCCGGATGCCGGCGTTGCTGCTGGCGAGGTTGCGGCTATCGTGCGCCCATACATAGACGTCGTTAGTGGCAGAGTCAAAGTACCAGCTGCCGGCCACCATTTCCCCAAGCGTGGCCACTTCCGGAAGACGCTGGGCATTTCCGTTGCTGTCCACGTTGTTTTTATCGAGGACGCCGCCGGTGGCGGAACGATTGGTTTTGTAAATACTGCCGCTATGCAGGGTGAATGTCTTGAGCTGATACGAGCTTAAAATAACTGTTCCGCCGGTGGCGATGAAATTGCAGTCCTCGGTTGGGGTAAGGCTCCACTTGCGGTCTTTGTGAAACTCCCCTGCAGCTACGCGCACCTCGTAAGGTTGACCGGTGGCATTGCCGGCGGTAATGGCTGCATCAATGTTGCCAAATGGGCTGACCTCTGTACCTGTGCCAGTCCCGGTGTTGGTGACGTAGTAGGTGTTTACCGGGGTGCATTTATAATCGGAAACATCTAAATCCGCGCTCCACTTAGCCGTAAGGGTGACATAGGAAATATCAAAGCCAATATCCTCCGTGTACCAGGACGGCTTCACAAAATCATTGGCGACGGCCGTGTTTAGGCTCGCCCCCATGGCCATGCCAATAAGGAGAGAGGAGCTAATCATTAGAGCAGCCCCAAAATATCCGTTGCTGTGGTGTTTTCGTCTTTTATCTTAACCGGCGCAATAGGTAGAACGCTACCTGAAGCCACATTTTTAAAGACGCGAGTATCTCCACCAGCATCAACAATCTCAACGTCGCCACCAACGCCGACGTATAGAGCGCGAGGCTGCGGGGAAAGGTCGTTTGTGTCGTGCGGCGTAATTGCCGTGATGGTAGTGGCAGGGTTAATAGCCTTTGGTTTGTCAGTCATGGG